TTACGAACGACCCGAAAAATATGTATCCAAGAAAAATAAGACACGAAAAATCAAGAAGAATTATTTATGAGTTTTCATATAAAATGGGCGTTTTAAATGAGAAAAGGTGTATAAATCATTTTTGTAAATCATTTTTTTGGTCTAGCATTGCGCTAAAATATATTGAAAAACCGCACTTTTTTCGTTTTTTGTTGGGCTCGTCTTTTAGGCGTTTTCTTTATCGTTTTAGCATCGGGGGATTTTTTCTCTTTTTTTTCTTGTCCATAGGAAGGACTGTATTTCAAAAACCACATATTATATTCGTAGGTGCCTCGTTTGCTGGACAGTTCCTTGTATTTAGCAGTCTTTTCGGCACGTATGGATTCAATCGTTGGTTGTTTACCGTAACATTGTATAGTAAATCTTTTCAATAGGCCGGTCTGATTTAATCGATTTTCCTGTTCAACATCAAACAAAAATTGTGCCATACACAATATCCGTTCCTTGTTCAAATAAGGTTTTTTCGTATAAATAAACGCTAAATAAAAGCTCAACATCGTATCAATGGTTGCAATATTGATTTCCTTTCCACTGATATAAACCTGATTGTAATTATGACATGCAACTGGCTTGTATATAAACGCCAACGTTTCTTTTCCTACGGTAATTTGAATACGTTCTGGTATAAGTTCTCCGATTGCCTCGTGAAATACCGTTTTTATATGTTTGAATCCGTTTTCATGCAATCGTTCTTGCAATACAAGCGAACATTTTTCGGGGTCTTCATATAAAACATCAAAATCCGGTATTTTTTTGACAATATTTTTGCGATTTTTAGACATATATCTAGAATACATGCTACTTGCGTATCCGCCGAAAAAAACGCATCCTTGTTCTATGAGAACATCTCGAACTAAAAAATACAGTGATTCTCGTTCTTCAATAGAATAGGGTTTTTCAAAATCCCGCTGGAAATCAATTGCGTCGCAGTTTATATCCGGAGTCAATGGGTAATTCTTATTCAAAAGCGTCAAACGCTTGATCACCTTTTCCCATCGTGAAATGTCCCCTTCTGGTCGCGACAATTCTAAATACATCGACATGCGGAGAAAATTCGGAGGAGCGTATCTTATGCCAGCGCGACTTATCGAATCCTTGTAAATAGAATCATATATCTCTTCTTCTAAATAAGTGATGTCCGCAACTGGGATGAAATTCACGAACACTTTGAATGTCCCATAATGCATACCGGCTTTCGCCTCTACTTCATCAAACCCTTGCGCGTAATAAATGTCGGCTAATTCCTTCGCGTCTTCCAATGCGGTTTTCGAAAAAAAGTCGTAATCTGGTATTTCTAAATCTTTGTTGTAAAACTGGTCATATTTAGGTAATATGTTATTGATTGCAGTTCCGCCATAACATATACGTTTTTTGTGAATCAAGAAATCTTCAACGATTTGAATGATTTTTTTGACATCTTCACTGTTTACGACTTTTTCGCCTTGTTTTTTTTCGTTCTCATCTACCGCGTGTCGTAATATAGCTAATTCGCAATCTTCGAATGTCATTCCATTTTCGCATACTTTTTTTTTCATATGTAATATTTATATATTACATAGGTTTTTTTATGAAATCCTTTTACAATTGTAGGAATGAATGATTTATTTTAGGCTTGGGTATGTTTTTCATATCAGAGAAATATGAATTTGCATATCCTAATACCTTTGCCATGGGAACAAATCCAGCACGTTGATCATTGAAAAAATTTTCATACAGCAAAACCATGGGACTAACTGTATAGAATGGCACAACCAGATTTTGTATCCCATCTTTGTAAACCACTTCAAATAAGTTTGGAATAGGATAATCGTTGTATGATTCGGTTATTTCCGGAATCATTGTAATATATTCTTTGAGATTGGTAGTAGGCGGCATATTATCATTGACAATTTTATATGTTGTAATGACTTTTTCTTTTTTGTTGAACGGTTTGAATTGTCGGTATGTTTTCAATTGAAATGGATTTATTCCTAAAACACCATTCATCGCAAATGAGAAATCCTGACTATTTGATTGAAAGTTCTCATTGTTTGTCACATTCATCAACAATATTATTTTCCCCATCAAATTTTTCAAGGTGGTTGTGTGATCGATCAAGATTGCGCGATTATTAGAATCTAAATACAATCGTTCAACAAAATTCGATTTGATTAATTGAGCAACAGAGTCATAGATCTTATTTGCTGAATCTGGCACGATTCGGAGTTCTATGAATAGTGGGTCGGATGGATTGGGAGAATCATTCGAAAATGCGCTGGCTGCAATGGTTTTGAATGCATTGTCTAACGGTATAGTGTTGTTTGTGTCAATCGTGTTACTATCTGTGCTATAGAACAGATAGGGGGTTGAATCGTCTCCATAATAGATTGATATATCTAAATATCGATATCCTCGCGAAAGGATTAATTTTATCATATCTGTACTGTTGTACGAACCAGACCACGCACTCGAATAAGATGATTTTATACATAGTTCTCGCAGAGGTAACTTCTGAATTGACGGGGAGACATTTTGAATAGTAACGGGATTGTATCGAGTGGTCAATGCCGCAACTTCATCTGCTGGTGTTACCATGCCCTCGACAACATGATTCATTTGTAATATTTTTTGGCGTTGATTCAACAATATTATCATTATGCATGCAAACAAAATAGCTATGGTAACGATGATCAACATTCTATAAAAATCCATGCTTATTAGTATTATATATATCTGGTATACAAAGAATTTCAGATAAAATAATAAATAAAGTAAACAAAATAGAATCATAGTATATATTCTCTTACATGGCAGGCGGATTATTGAACATCATATCAGTAGGTAATGTAAATATTATATTGACTGGAAATCCTACGAAGACATTTTTCAAATGTGTTTATTCTAAATATACGAATTTCGGTCTTCAAAAATTTCGCATCGATTATGATGGATTGAGAGACCTCCGTTTGACGGATCCGTCTGTATTTACATTCAAAATACCTCGCTATGCAGAATTGTTAATGGATACATATTTAGTGGTGACTTTACCTGATATATGGAGTCCTATTTATCAACCCGTTCCTAATAATGTTTCTGTTAATAACAACAACCAATGGGCGCCTTATGATTTTCGATGGATTGACGATTTAGGAACTCATATGATAAAAGAAATCACAATTACTTGTGGTTCTCTTACATTACAAAAATATTCGGGGGAATATTTAGCCGCTATGGTAGAACGCGATTTCCATAGTGAGAAAAAACGGTTATTCAATGCTATGACTGGAAATGTTCCTGAACTAAACGATCCAGCAAATGCTTTCGGTAGACAAAATACGTATCCGTGTGCATTTTATACTGATAGCTCGGTGGGCGCTGAACCATCTATTCGCGGGAGAACATTGTATATACCTATCAATACATGGTTCACCCTCGATAGTCGATGCGCCTTTCCGCTAATATGTTTGCAATATAATGAGATGGTTGTATCGGTAACATTTAGACCAATTCAAGAATTGTTCCGTGTGCGCGATGTTTTAGACCCTAGTAATAATTTTCCATATATGCAGCCCGATTTCACGCAACAACAATTCGGTATGTATCGTTTTTTACAAACCCCACCGAGTGTTAATTTGAGTCCATCTAGTTATGAAAACAAAACCCTTACCTGGAATGCTGATATACATTTGTTATCTACCTATTGCTTTTTATCGAAAGAAGAACGGGAATTGTTCGCAGCGCAAGAACAAGTATATTTAGTGAAAGATGTTTTCGAGTATAATTTTCAAAATATAACGGGTTCGAAGATCGTCGAACTTCAGTCGAACGGTATGATTGCAGACTGGATGTGGTTCATGCGAAGAAATGACGCTTATATGCGAAATGAATGGTCGAATTATACGAACTGGCCATACAGTAGTTTACCGCAAAATGTAGATATTGCTCCTTCTACTACGAATTTCATGGATCCGAGTAACAATGTATTTTATGGACCCGGCACAAACCCCCCGGTTCAAGGTCAAACTAGCAATACTGGATTGTTTTATACAGGCAACTTTTTCACACAAAACAGAAAAGAGATTTTAGAGACAATGGGCATCCGGTTAAACGGAGATTACCGTGAAAATTTATTGACAAGGGGTGTATATGATTATATTGAAAAATATACGCGAACGCAAGCATTTGCAAAAGAAGGCATTTATTGTTATAATTTTTGTTTGAACACAAGCCCATTTGAATATCAACCGTCGGGTGCAATCAATATGAGTAAATTCAAAACCATCGAATTAGAAATAACCACCTATGTCCCTACTATGACAACAAATCCTGATCAGAATACATTCAATATAATATGTGATAACATCGGTAATATAATCGGGGTTCGAAAGCAAAATTGGCAGTTATATGATTACAATTATGACATGGTTTTGTATGAAGAAAGATATAATGTATTGACATTCATTGGCGGAAATTGCGGAATGTTATATGCAAGATAAAATCGTTTTTTTTCATATCTACTATATATAGTTATATAATAGATATGAAAAAAAATAAGAATGATTTTAGGGAAGAAAGACAATTTAGCAAAGGCAATCATCATTCGGTGTTACCATTAGAGACCGAGACTGAATTGTTATTAAAAAAGATGGAGAGAATGCGCAAAAAAAAGAATAATTACAGAAACATGGATGAATTAGAAAATATATATGACACAAAACCATCAAAAAAAAAAGATGCTGGATTTTTCACCGGTTTGCAAGATTTTTTGCAAAATTTAGATGACATAGAAAAATCAATGGACGACATGGAAGGCATGGAAGGCATAGACGACATGGAAGGCATAGATGACATGGAAGGCATAGATGACATGGAAGGCATAGATGACATGGAA